GGAAGCGCTCGTGGGCGACCTGCTGGGTGAGTTCGAGGACGACATCAGTTCGCGCAAGGACTGGATACAGACCTACGTCGACGGTCTGGAGCTTCTCGGCATGAAAATCGAGGAGCGTACGGAGCCTTGGCCCGGTGCGTGCGGGGTGTACCACCCGCTGCTGAGCGAGGCGTTGGTCAAGTTCCAAGCTGAGACCATGATGGAGACCTTCCCCGCTGCGGGGCCGGTCAAGACGCAGATCATCGGCAAGGAAACGCAGGACAAGAAGGACGCCGCCGAGCGCGTGCAGGTAGATATGAACTACCAGCTGACTGAGCGCATGGTGGAGTACCGCCCGGAGCATGAGCGCATGCTGTGGGGCCTCGGGCTGGCGGGTAATGCGTTCAAGAAGGTCTATTACGACCCCACGCTGCAACGGCAGGTGTCGCAGTTCATCCCGGCAGAGGACGTGGTGGTGCCCTACGGGGCATCTAACCTGCAGACCAGCGAGCGCGTCACCCACGTCATGCGCAAGTCACCCAACGAGGTGAAGAAACTGCAGAAGGGCGGCTTCTACCGCGACATCGAGCTTGCTGACCCCTCCGACAACTTCGACGAGGTCGAGAAGAAGATCGCCGAGCAGATGGGGTTCAGCGCGTCGTCAGACGACCGCTACAAGCTGCTGGAGATGCACGTCGACTTGGACCTGCAGGGTTATGAGGACGAGGACGACGGCAAGCCCACAGGCATCGCCCTGCCTTACGTCGTCACTATCGAGAAGGGTACGCAGACTATCCTCGCCATCCGCCGCAACTGGCACCCTGACGACGAGAAGAAGACCAAGCGCAACCACTTCGTCCACTACTCCTACATCCCGGGCTTTGGCTTCTACGCTTTCGGCCTCATCCACCTGATCGGTGCCTTCGCCAAGTCTGGCACGGCGCTTATCCGCCAGCTGGTGGACGCGGGCACCCTGTCTAACCTGCCGGGTGGCTTCAAAACCAAAGGCCTGCGGGTCAAGGGTGACGACACCCCCATCGGTCCGGGTGAGTGGCGCGACGTGGACGTGGCCAGCGGGACCATGCGCGACAACATCATGCCGCTCCCCTACAAAGAACCTTCGCAGGTTTTGTATACCCTGCTGGGCACTATCGTGGACGAGGGGCGTCGGTTCGCTAGCGCTGCTGACCTCAAGGTCAGTGATATGTCTGCCCAGTCGCCCGTGGGCACGACGCTGGCTATCCTTGAGCGTACGCTGAAAGTCATGTCCGCCGTGCAGGCGCGCATCCACTACTCGATGCGCCAAGAGTTCCGGCTGCTCAAGGACATCATCCGGGACTACACCTCGGACGACTACCAGTATGACCCCGAGGATGGCACGCGCAGCGCCAAGAAGGACGACTACGACGCGGTTGATGTCATCCCGGTTAGCGACCCTAACGCCGCCACAATGGCGCAGAAGGTCGTGCAGTACCAAGCCGTCATGCAGATGGCCCAAGGGGCTCCGCAACTCTACAACCTGCCTTACCTGCACCGGCAGATGCTGGACGTGCTGGGCGTGCGCAACGCAGAGAAGCTCATCCCCATCGACGACGACCTGACGCCGACCGACCCGGTGTCGGAAAACATGAACATTATCAACGGCAAGCCGGTCAAGGCGTTCATCTACCAAGACCACGACGCCCACATCGCCGTCCACATGGCGGCTATTCAGGACCCGGAAATCCAGAAGGTCGTGGGTCAGAGCCCCACCGCCCAGTCCATGATGGCCGCTATGGCGGCGCACATCTCGGAACACGTGGCGTTCGCCTACCGCAAGAAGATCGAGGATGCGGCTGGCGTGCCTTACCCGGCACCGGACGCCAAGATGGACGAGGCCACCGAACTGGAGATTTCCCGTCTGGCGGCAGCGTCGGCATCCAAGGTGCTGAAGGAAAGCCAACAGAAGGCTCAACAGCAGCAGGCGCAGCAGCAGGCGCAGGACCCCATCGTGCAGATGCAGCAGCAGGAGCTTCAGCTAAAAAGCAAGGAGGTCGCCGTCAAGGAGGCCGACAGCAAGACCAAGCAGCAGAAGCTGCTGGTGGACGCAGCAGCTACGAAGGACAAGCTGGACATCGAGCGGGAGCGCATCGCCGCACAAGAGCGCATCGCGGGCCTGCAGGTCGGGGCGAAGGTGTCCACGGCCAAGGCCCAGCTGGACTCCAAGGACAAGGTCGACGGCATGCGCCTTGGAGTGGACGTGGCCAAGGAAACCGAGGCCATGAAAGTGCGTAACCAACAACCCGTGGCTCCGCAAACAGAGCCCGCAAAAGGAGATAACTAATGGACAGCGGTGTCCTTAGACACATCGTGAGCCGCATCGACGAAGAGATCGTCAAGTCCAGCACACAGCTGGGCGAAGGCAAGGCTGCGGACTACGGAGACTACAAGTGGCGCTGCGGCATCGTCCGTGGCTACCTGCTTGCCAAAGGCATCATGATGGATGTCACAGATCACATGGAGAACGACGATGGCTAAGCCAAAACTTATCCTTCCAGAACACTATGCCCAAGACAACGACGCGCCCATTAGCGAAGAGGCTACCGCCCGGGCGGCGAAGCAACTGCCCGACCCCAGTGGTTACCGCATCCTGTGCAGCATCCCGCAGATCGAGAAGGCCTACGAAAGCGGCCTGCTCAAGGCGGACATCACGATGCACAACGAGGAACTGCTCACCACGGTGCTGTTCGTCGTCAAGCTCGGACCCGACTGCTACGGCGACAAGGCCCGGTTCCCGTCAGGTCCGTGGTGCAAGGAAGGCGACTTCGTCCTCGTGCGCCCGCATGCCGGTACCCGTGTCAAAATCCACGGCATGGAGTTCCGGATTATCAACGACGACGCAGTGGAAGCTGTGGTCGAGGACCCGCGCGGGATTAAACGCGCTTAAGCAACCAACGCCCCAAGGAGGCGCACATGACTGATACTAACGCCGCAGACTATGAAGACGACTTCGAAGGCTTCGAAGTTGAAGACGAGGCGGTAGACATCGAGGAAGTCGATGATACCCCCGAGGAAGACCGCGACCGTGCCCCCATGCCGAAGGAGCTCGTTGACGAGCTTGAGGCAGATGACCTCGGCGAATACAGCGAGAAGGTCAAGCAGCGGCTGAAGCAGCTGAAGAAGGTGTGGCACGACGAGCGACGCGAGAAGGAACGCATCCAGCGCGAGCAGAACGAGGCGGTTAGCATCGCCAAGCGCATCATGGACGAGAACCGGTACCTGAAGGAAACGCTGTCCTCCGGCGAGTCCCAGCTACTTACCAGCTATAAGGATGCCGCTGAGCGCGACATGGCTGCTGCCCGTCGTGACTACATCGCGGCCCACGAGACTGGTGACAGCGAAGGTCTGGTTGCAGCACAGGAGCGCATCACTGCTGCGGCCCTGAGAACTCAGCAGCTGAACGACTATAAATCGTCTTTACAGCGCCCTGTGGAGCAAGTATACCAACCACAAGCCGCTCCGGAAACGCAGCGTGTGGACCCAAAAACGGAAGCGTGGCAAAAGCGCAATACGTGGTGGGGTACAGACGCTGAGATGACCGCCGCTGCACTCGGGCTTCACCAAAAGCTTGAGCAACAGAACGGCAAGGCATTTGTCGGGTCTGACGAATACTGGCGCGCCGTCGATACGACGATGCAGCGCAGGTTCCCGGAGTATTTCGGGGATGAAAAGCCCGCCAAGGGCGAAAAACGACGTCCATCGACGGTCGTTGCTCCGGCTACGCGAAGCACTGCTTCCCGTAAGGTCGTACTCACAAAGTCGCAAGTAGCTCTGGCCAAGAAGTTCGGGTTGACGCCTGAACAGTACGCCCGGGAAGCTATCAAACTGGAGAACAACAATGACTGACATTTTGGACGGCGCTACCCCCGCACAGAACCGTGCACCGCGTGAAGTTGAAACGCGTGCAACCACCGAACGCCCCAAGTCGTGGCAACCGGCAGCAACGCTGCCTGAGCCCGACAAGCAGCCGGGATACGCATACCGTTGGGTGCGCGCATCTCTGCAAGGAACCGCTGACGCCCAGAACATGTCTGCAAAGACGCGCGAAGGGTGGGAGCCGGTCCGCATCGAGGAACAGCCGAAGTTCAAGATGATGGTCGACCCCAGCAGCCGGTTCAAAGACAACGTGGAAGTCGCTGGCCTCCTGCTCTGCAAGATGCCCGTCGAGTTCGTCGAGCAGCGCGTTGCCTACTACGGCAACAAAAACCGCGCCCAGATGGAGTCGGTCGACAACAACTTTATGCGTGAAAACGACCCGAGGATGCCCCTGTTCGCTGAACGGAAGTCTTCGGCCTCTTTTGGCAAAGGCAAATAACTAGGAGCCTTAAATGGCATACCCCCAAGTTGACGCCCCGTACGGCCTTGTCCCGATCAACCTGATCGGCGGGCAAGTCTTCGCGGGTTCTACCCGACTCATCCCCATCGCTTCCGGTTCGACTACGGCCATCTTCAACGGTGACGTCGTGAACCTGAACTCTGACGGCACCCTCAGCAAGGACGTTGGCACTGCCACCGCTACGCCAGTCGGTGTTTTCCTTGGTTGTTCCTACACGGACCCGACCTTCGGCAAGACGTTCCGTCAGTTCTACCCCGGCGCTCTCGCCATCGCGGACATCGTGGCTTACGTTTGCGATGACCCGGACACGCTGTTCAAGGTTGCTGTCACGGCTGCTGGCACCAGCACCATCGGCAATGTTGCCCGTACGGCTGTCGGCAATAACTCCGCGCTTATCCAGACGGCGGGTAACACCGCTAACGGCAACTCGCGGGTTTCGATCAGCTCGACCACTGCTACGGCCAGCACCCTGCCGGTCCGTATCATCGACGTCGTCCCCGAGACTGCACTGGCTGTTAACCCAGCTTCGTTCACCGAGGTCATCGTCAAGTGGAACGCTGGTATGCACCAGTACAACAACCCGACCGGCGTCTAAGGAGGACGTGACC